CCCGCAGTGTTTACTCGATTCCAAACTCTTTGCGCCCAAGGGACATCTTGGTTCAAGAGTTCTTTTGTTGCTTTATCAACGTAATCCTCGTCTATGTGTACCGTATTTGACATGAATGATTTATTTTTCAGTGCCTCTTGGTATTCTGGACTTTCTGACAAGTATTGAGGAAGGATTTTTAGTGTGTCATAAAAAGGTTTAAAACCTGTTTGAGACATTACCGCTGCGGTTTGCTCGTTCTTCCAAGCGTGTCTCAATCCAAAAAGAGGATCATTCACAGTCATCACACGAAGAGTTGTGGCAAACGCTTTTAAAGTTTTGGCAAATAGACTCGTCATCGGCCTATTTCCCGCCATTGAGTTAAGAGCATCGGCAATTATAGGAGAGGTTTTATATACTTCATATTGACCGTCCTTCCATCTAGAGAACTCCCCTTCTTTTAAAGGTCCTCGTTGTGGTTTAAAAAGAGTGTCACCTTCTTGAAAATTTGCAGTGTGAGGATCAACTCCGTTTTGGGCCATTCCTGACTCGATGTCTTTTGGACCAATACGAACAGGGCGCATTTCAGGCGCTTGTTTTTCTAACCACTCTTCAGGGTTCTTTCCTTTTTCTGTGATATCATCAATAAAAGAGTTTTTAACAAAATTCTCTTGGGCAAGGCGCACTTTCATGTCCATGTTCTTAATCGCCGCGGCTACAGGGTTTGCGATTAAACCGCCTTCACCTTGGATTCGTTTTATACTTCTTCCGCTCTTTGGCATGTCGCCTGTAAATTCGTCAGGCGTTTGAACCCGACCAAATGAAACGCGCTGTTTATTTTGGTCGATCATTGCATTGTATTGGTCCTCAGACCAATATCCAGAGTCGTGCATGAACTTTAAACCAGAGTTTTCCCACTTAACAAAGCGGTCAAGCATTGGTTGCATCTTCTCTTTGTTGGCATCCACCAACTCTTGCGCTTTTCCAAGATCAACATCTTTACCTTCGACACTTACTGAGACAGGTTTTTCACGTCCAGCGAGTTCCAGTGCTCGCGCTGCAATCCCGTATCTTTGAAGACCCTTCATATCCATGTCGTCTGGAAATGATTTAAGGTAATCGGCTTTTATCGCTCGTAAAGATTCTCCGGTGACTTCGTTTGTTTTAAAATCCAAAGTGCCGAATTTTATAAAATGACTTGTGACATCACTGTGCGCAGAAGATTTCTGTAGAAGGTTTGCGGAATCCTCCAAAGAAGGTTCAATCCCTGCCTTACCAAGAGCACGTCTAAGAGCTGAAGACTTGTCAAGAGTGTTTGCATACCAATCCCAATAATCATCATTGGCTTTTGAAACCTTATCGCCTACCGACGATTCTGGTTTCTTTTGTTCCCCAATGAGAGAATCAAAATATTTCTCTGCATCGGTTGCGGGGGTTGTGGGTTCCGCTTTGGCGGGTTCTTCTTCCGATTTAATCTCCCAAGGTTTTGTGGGCACGGCATCTTGCTTTACCTCTGTCTTTCCTTCCGGAGTTTTTGTTTCAGTAGTTTTAAGTTCAGTTGGTTGCGCTTCAATTGGGCGATCGGGGTTTGAAGCAATCATATCTTGTTTGTACTGAATATCTTCTGATGCCTTATCGAGCATGTCGGTAAGTTTTATTCCAGTATTTACAAAAGAACTTCTCACTTTTGGCAGAATGTAATGCATTCCTTCTATCCCGCCCATTGTGATTGCAGCATTTAAAAACCCATCAACTGTTGGAAGATGATTTTCTAAAGCAGACGATACCGTTTCCATCGCTGCACTTTGAGCCAGGAAAGTTGCGCCTTTACCAAGAGCTTGTTGCATCGGAGTTTCAAGAGCGGATGCCAATGCTTTCCCCGCCCCACCTGTCATCTCTGTTGCAGCTCCAACAGTGAAACCCTTCATCGCCTCATATCCTGTTGACACAATTCGTTTTGCAAATTCTCCGGGACTTACATGAAGAAGTCCGCCCTTATCAATTTGATCGTCATACATTTTGCGAAGTGCGTAGGTTGTTGCAAACCCTGCCGCCACTCCCGTCGGAGTTGCAGGACTGCCTCCGGCCATACTCCCGCCCACAAAGAAAGGAAGATCACCAAGCATCCCACCAAAACTATGTGCCGCTTGTTGTCCTGTTGAGGCACCTTCTGGCATAACTACATTTGAGTGTTGTCCCTTGATTATTTTTCCACCGATTGAATCTTCAAGACCAGAGAAAAAAGAATCCCAAGAGTTTTCAGCTTTAGCCTTAAAATCTTCGCCAGTGTTGTGTTGGTTGTACATGATTTGTTTTTTTAATGGTGCAGTATCAACTTTCTTTTCCCCATAATAACTGGCAACCTCGTCGTCGGTCGCCCCACCTTTCCTTAAATTATTAATGGTGTCCATTTTGAAATTGCTGATTTCATCGTCTGTAGCACCTCCAGCTTGGAGGTTTTGAATTTCTTCAGTTCCAGGAGGAATGGTGTCGGGACTACTTTGATCCACGCAACCACTTCCTTAACTCCTCTGGGGAGCGTTTTCCTGCCTCGCCTGGGATTGTGTTAGCAGGAGGAGTTGGGTTAGCGGGTTGTTTTCCGAAGTCAGTTACGGGTGCACTCATTTTTTGTTGAGCAAAACCTGCAACCGGATCTGGGTTTCTAAAAGAATTTAATTGGTGCATAAAATAATCTGGGCTTTTTGGGTTGTACAAATCGGAAATGGATTTCCCGGCTTTGATTCTTTCTTGTTCTGCTTGAATGAGACCATTTGCAAAAGAAGTATATTTCTCTGGACCTTTTGCGTCTCTCATGAATCCTGTGTCATCAGCGTTTAATTCTTTCTTTGCCGCCGATAACATATTCATGCGATTAGTTCTGTTCACTTGGCCTTGAGGAGTATCATCGATAAGTTTTCCGAAAGTACCAATGTCTGCTGGAGAAATTTGATGTTTTGCCGCCGCGTCTGTGAGTTGGGTTAGATTAGTTATGTTACCTTTTAAAACGTTATCTAGAACTTTCTGACGATCCAAAGGTTCAACTGGATAACCCCCCTTGACCACGTTCTCGATTACTTTTCTGACAGAATCTTTCATCGAACCAGAAATTGGTTGATCCTCTAAACTCTTTAAACTAAAAGCGCCACTAACAATTTTTGCATGGTTCTGGTCGTACCAATTGTTATCTTGAGCATCTTGAAGCTTTCTTTGCGTTTCTATTTGCTGAAGTCCAGTTGTCGCAATATCTTTTCTTGCTGTTTTAATTTCGTTTTGAAGTGAATACCTTTGGTCCGCAGTTATAAATTCAGCAGCTTTTGGATCATCTAAAACTTTTTGCGCTTGGTCCGGGTCTGACTTATTCCAACCACGGATGGCACCTTGTAACAAATTAAAATGAGATTTTTGAGAAAGTGCGGGAACTTGAGCGTCCGGGATTCCTGCGGCTTTTGCAGTTGCGCCCCAATGAACATTCGTTTCATCCCACATATCTGATAAAAGAGTTGGGTCTTTTTCAAGTGCTGCGGAGTTCATGTTGTCTGCTTGAGTCTGACCAACAAGAGCGTTATTGGTTGCAACCTTCAACTGACCTTTGGCGGCCATAGAAAGAACTTGACCAGAAAGACGAGCTGCTTGTTTTGTAAAATAATCTTTTCCACCTGCGGTGTTTATGTTGTCAGAAGTATCAGACGCCCAATTGTCCATGTGGGTCTTTATGGCGTTAATGTCGAGTGTACCGTCGGCAGTTCCTTGTTGAACCTGGTCGATCATGTCTAGACGCTTTTGCGCCACTTGAGAATAACTGTCTGATATTTCCATCTGGGTTTGGCGCTGATTAAGAGTATTTAGAGCGTCACCCATTTCAGAACCGAATTTTTCCAAACCCCTTCCGTACATAGACACTTGATCTAGGTTTGGAGAGACCGCTCCGAGTGGTCCCGCACCTTTTGATTCTGGGAGTAGTGGTTCAATTCTTGGCATAAATTATCCTTGCTCCCCTTGGGCTGGTTGAACTTGAGGAGTTGCGGCAGTTCCTTGCGCCTGTGATTTTATTAACCCTGCGCCTAAAGATCCAAGAGCAGACCAATAACTTCCTTTCACAGCACTTTGAGCACCATATTGGTCAAGTGCCGCTTGGTTCTGGTACATGATCGATTTAACGTCGGCTTGGTGTAAAATGTTAAGGCGATCCATCTCAGCACTTGCATGTGACATCGCAAGAACACCTGCAGCACTTCCGTGCATGATGTCCACATTGCTTGCACCCATGTCGGCTACTTGAGTGCCTATTTTTTGACCAGAGATCATTTGCGAGCGGGTAGCATCGAACTGGCCTTCGGTTTCAGCTTCCTGCGCGTTTTCCTCTGCTAATTGGCTTTGAGCTTGGAGAGCTTGAGACGTGGCTTGGCCTTGCTCGATGGACCCTATTGCATTTATTCCCGCCATGGCGGCCATTAAATACGGCACACACTCTCCTCCTAAATATCAAACTCTTCAACAAAAGTAGTTATCCCCTGAATCATTCCAGGGAGCATACTGTTTTGCCTAAAACAAACTTGCGATTCAAAATCATATGCAGATTCTAACCCGTCTCTGTGGATGCCCGTGTAAAGCGGCACCGAATTGTCGGCTTTTTGTTGATCTGCTTGCATAAATTTACAATCAAACAAATTTAAAAAATCAGTTCCGATTAAAAGTTGCCCGGTTCTGTAAAGACCAAAAGCCACGCGACTGGTTCGTCTGGTTGATCCAATGCTTGATCCTTGTGCTGAACCTTCCGCCGATCGTAAGAGTTGCCCATCACTGTTAAACGAATATCCGATCTGTACTTTAGCCGCCGGGAATTTGAGCGTTATCGCTCCGCTGTTTGAAACCACAACGTCCGGGTGTGATCCTCCGTCTGCTAAAATAGAAACAGTTTCGTTCTCGAGCCACGTAAGACCCGATATTGTGGTGACAAGTTTTCTGACTTGGCCGCCTGAAAGGTATGCACTGAAGGGAACCGTAGTGACGGGGTTTCCGTTAAAATCATTCAATTGAAATGTGTTTGTTGTTTTGCTTGCCACAACAAAAGTTTGGTTGTTCACCGCATTTGTGACTGTTTTATTTCCAAAAGAATCCGTCACAGACGAGTTCATCCCTATAACGTTTTCTATTCTGATCTGGTCTCCGTTTGAAAACCCGTGTGAAGCCGAAGTCACAACTCCGGGATTGGCCGCGGTGATTGCAGTTATTGTTTTTGGGTTGTCGTAAGTGGCTCCATTGTCGCCCTGAAATGCATCTTCTTGCAAAATAGAATCATCAAAAGGCTTAGTTAAATACTCAATCGAGTATGTGGTTGAACCATTAATGTATCTTTTAACAATCATCCAAAGTTGATCGTAGGTGCCGTCTTTTGAAGGGATGACTGCAATAGAAGTCACAACAGGAGGTGTCCCCCCGGAATCAGATTGACCGCCTAAGAAATGTCTCATCCATCCAGCAACAAGACTCACGTCATCTCTGTTATATGTCATAGAAATTAAAGCACCGTCACTTCTAATTGCCCAAATAAGAGGATGGGTTTCTTTTTGAACCGCCAAATAATTTATAGTTGGAACTGTGATGTGCTCTGAAAGTTCCGTCATGTCTATTGACCTGAAAGTTCCAACTTGAAAAAAGTAGAGTAGCTCACGAACTTTTCGTTGTGCTCTTTGAATATAGAAAACGCCATTGCCTATTTTTACAGGTTGAATGTTTGCTGAACCAAAGAAGGTAACTTCTTGCGCGTTAAAGTTTGTGGGAGTGAGTGCATTTGACTGACTGTTTGGTGTGACAGTCCACTCAGAGACAGAAGATCCAGCGAGTAATCCTTGTGCAGTTGAAGCAACCCAGTAAAGAACGTTTGAATCATTTGATTTTAAAACTTCACTTATGGCGTTGTTGTCGGCAGGTACAAGTGCTGTTGTAGGAGGATTTGCTGCGGCATTTGTTGATGCAGGAGATGGAGCAAATATTTCGTATTGCTGAACGCAACTTAAATCCATTTGTTGCGGAAGCCTTGGAGCACCCACAAGAGCAAGTCTTCCTTGATGAAAACATCCGGCGGAAGGAAAACCGTTTCCAAGATTTACAGCGTTGTCGTTAAAAATAGAAGTTGAGCGATAGGCACCTTCTTGACTGTTACACCCACTAAAGCATCCAACTTGCCAAGCGGTTGCCGCCGCCGAAGCTATCGGAAGTATTCCATAAGACCCGACCATGACTGTTATGGCGCTGGGGCTTGTGAAGGTACGAATCCAACCCCAATACCTAAGACCGCTCATTATGAAAGCGATCAGTCTGCCGAGATTCGGAGGATTTAAACTTTGGGCATAAAGAGCATAATCAGGCCCAAACGGTGCAGGAAGTGCTGATCCACCGGATGAATATGCGTTGACAAAAGTAGAACCAATAAGATCAAAGTGTGTTGCATCCACTAAATTAATAACCCAATAGTACGGTTGCCCGCCTGATCCTGTGGAGTTTGCTTCGACGGTACCAACAACTCCAGAAATGTAAACGTATTGCCCCGTCAAGAGACCGTGCGCTGACGACGTGGTGATACGGATTAAACCTGAGGCACTTGCAGCTCCTGAAATGGTTGATCCGCCCGCAGAGGCAGAAACAGCAAAACTGTTGGGTGCCGTGATAGTACCAACAGTCAAATTCACGTTAGACCAGTCGCCTAAAGAATTGTAAGAGTTAAGAGGCATGTACGGACCGTCTTGAAAAATCGCTGGCATCATTCTAAATTCTTGAGCACTGAAACGATCAATCCTAAATGGCCTGTGGTTTGGGTGAAACAAATAAAGAATGCTTGCATCCTGACAAAATTTTAGTTGCGCTGCCTCTAAATAACTGTACGGAGAATAAAGCTCCAAAGGATCGCCGGGGGTCAGAGAAGATGCAGTTTGAACAAACTCGCCAAAGAGAGGATTTACATTTGCTCTGGTTGCATTGAATACAGTATTAAATGCCGCAAAAACTCCTCCGACGGCATTTAGAGTTCCACTGACTACAACCTGTCCCTCGTTAGAATAAAACCGGATGTAATAATCTCCAAATTCCAAAACGTAATTTTGAGTCGCAGAATATTTAAAAGGAATACATGTCGGGGGTTTTGTTGAGTCTTTAACTGCCTGAACGTTTTTACTTCCGGGGCGTCTGAGCGCTGGTCCTTGCAAAGTCGGAAGCATATTCAAACCAATAGCGAGAGCTTGTTTGTACCGGGGAGAATCTGTTCTAAACTGTACTAAAGGGGACGCTTCACCTGCGTTAAAATTTGATTGAAGTGGATTCAACTTAGGCATTTACATCCTCGCCAATATCCAAGAATCAACGGGAGGTTGAATCGGTTGGTCCTCGAAAGCATTCCTTTGCTTGGCAAGAAGTACAGCGTCTTTATAAGCGGCAGCTATGTTTGTGAGTTTAGTATTACTCTGAGTGAGTTCTTCGCAAGTGTTATAAGCCAAATTACATGCAAAACATTCTTCAAAGCACGGGTCAAACATTGATTCAGTTACGTTTGAAGAAACATACCGTATTTGAAGAGGTGCGGGTTGATTGGATGCAATCGCCAAAATTCCGCCAGCGTTTTCAATCTGGTAATCTTGATATTGAGTATTCATCATTGGAGTCATTGGTATGGCCCCAAAAGGATAATTTGTAAGTTGATCGGGCATTGCGAGCATCAAAAAATCGCCAGGAAGAGGAAAATAATTGTTCATTCCAAACGGTGGAGGCGTTGCACTCGCAGCAAGAGTTGCTCTCATGATTGCAAAAGACCAAAAATTGGATCTTAGAGTTGTGAGTTTAACCGGGGAGTATGCGCGATTCATCGCTCGCGCTCCTCGGTCATTATCGGTTATTGAACCAACAGATTTATATCCTAATAGTTGAAGGGAACGATTAATAATCGTTGTCTGTGTAGTTGTTGAACCCAAACGCCCCCCTCTTTATCCATACGGTATCGAAACAAGTTTCGCATAAAGTGCTGTTGTTGTCCCGCCCGTAATGTGCATTCTGTAAAGTCCTGCGGGTAAATCATAAGCAGTCACTTGGTTGGCGGAATACGTCGTGCCATTTATATCGATCCAAGTGGTACCGTCTGGGGACTGTAATTGAAGTTTAACCGTCGTTCCGTAGGCAGACGCCACAAGAGCAATCGCTGTTCTGCCTCCTCTCCAACTGATGGGAGTAGAATCTACTGCGGCGTTGACGTTTTTTACCAAATCAATTGCGCTTGCGTGCATCGTACATCCTATCCATAAGGTATTCTAACGAGTGTCGCATATAATGCTGAACTTGAAGATCCAACGTGCATCCTGTAAACGCCCGAAGGAAGATCATAAGACGTAACACCGTTTGCTGTTAATTTCGCAGAAATTGCAACCCAAGTCGCGGCATCCGGACCAAGCATTTCTAAATACATTGTAGTGCCGTCATACGCGCCCGCGTTGACGACAAGTGCCGTCCGCCCACCCTGCCACACGCCGATTCCGACTGTGGCAGTTAGACCAGATTGAGCCGGAACAGTCGGGGCAAGCGCACCACTGGTACCCGCAACGAGTGCGAGAGCTGATGAGTGCATAAAATCCCCCTACTATGCTGGCGGCCATTTTAGTCGAATGATGTACTGTTGAAACAATTCTAAGATGATTAAAACCTCATTCTTAGAAATGGTTCTCGTAGTTGATCCAGTATCATTCACAATTGAAGTGGCCAAATCAACAGTCAACTCGACATTGTGAGAAGTCGTGGCAGATCCAACGCCCTCGGTGACAGCTTCGAGATTGTAACCTGGGTTTGCGCCAAAAAGTCTTGTTGCCATTTATCCCCCAAAAAATAAGAAGGAGGCTCTTTCGAGCCTCCTTTAACTTCTATTCTACGTAAGCTACTTTCAAGCCGATGTAGCCTTGAAGGGCCACTGCGGTTTGAACTGACACAACGATGTCAAGGTCGATACAAGGATCTGACGCCATACCAATCGCACTCCACAAAGGAAGCTCTTGTTTGGCAACCGTGTTTGATCCAGACGAGTTGACTATGTTGGTTTCTGTGGTCGCTGCAGAACAACCTAATGCCGAGGCAAAAAAGTTGCTTGATCCAGTGAGAACCTCTTTGCCTTGGTTTGCTGAAGACAACCCAGATCCCACAGGGATAAAGGTAGGCCAGTACACACCAACGTTCAGAGCACAACTTGTCCCAAGAGCGTCCGCAGTCAACTGAACTGACGAGACACGTGCATTGGAAGGCACTGTGCAAAGAACATAAAGAGAACCCGCCGCATCCGCAGCGCCGTGGGTTTGAACGTACCCTTGGCTTTGTCTAACGTGTCCACCGTCGACATAAGCATCGTTTAAAACTTTTGGAGTGGCATCCCGGTTCGTGATGATAGTTGACTTAATTGTATATGTTGTCATCTATAGTCCCCTCCTTAATGTGCCCAAATTTGTACGACTTTTTTCTCTTCAAGACGAGTCCCGCCAAATGTTCCATAGCAATATGCTTGGTATGGAAGACTTGTAAGGTCTTTTCTTTGAGAAACGTCGGTGGATAAATCATTCCAAAGACCGAGGTATGCGCCTGACTTTGCCCACATCGGGACCTTAGTCGAGGTACCGCTTTGATCGTCTGTTCCGGTGGATAACAATTCCGAGTGGATAAAGTTAACACCTAAGAAACGAGAGATCTTCCCGTCTTGCATAACTGGCACGCCATCTCGTTGAGGATTGAAATCCTCTGAAATGACTTGCACCTCTGCCAAAAGGTTATCGTGCTGAGTGGCGGTCACTGCACAATAAATTTCATCAGCACCCAAGTCAACTTCTGCAGCCATCAATAGACGTCGACCTTCGCGAATCTTCGCAACAGTCAAACCAGTTGAAGACGCAGCTCCTTGTTGAACACTTACTACTTGGCCGGAAGGAAGCGTTTGTGAAGACGTCCCTGCGTTTCCAACATAGTTGGTTCCAAGAAGACCGTTGAGAATCTCCATGTCAATCGCACGATTAAGTGCGTGTACGGCGTTTGTCACGTACGATGACATTGGATCAATCAACAAACGGAGCTTATCGAAACTATCTAGAAGCTGTGGAACCTCGTAATCTTGAGGAAACACCCAACGACGATCGGTTGGTGCATCTATTGGTTGAATGGGTTGATATCTACCAGTGACCTTCTTTGGAGCTATCGCTCCGAACTGATCGACTGGACTTGCTTGTGAACCAATGTGCTGACCCGTCATAACCGCTGAGCGGAGACGGGAATCTTTTTGTTGCAGCTTTAATTGGATGTTCGAGCTAAATTGCTGAACGTAAAAGAGTGGAATCCCACTATTAACCCCTGCTGACACAGGTGCCTCCTTTTTAAATGTTGTAAGTACATTTTAAAAGCAGCTTGTCCCGTGTTGGGGGCTTTCTTTATTTCGTTTGAATCTCAAACGATAAAGAGTCTTCTTTCAGACAGTCTGCGGGTGTTTAGGTGAAAGCCTTCACATTTTCCGCAAGATTAATCGGAGCTTTTTTCGGTCTCGCCGCCGCTGGAACTGCTTCCTGCGTTTGTGGCGTAACCTTTGGTTCCGTTCTCTGTATCGGACTTTCTTTAATTCCCTTAACAAAATTAAAGAATTTTTCTGCGCGGGTCACAGTTTCCAAAAAAATTGAAGTCTGTTTAGCCGCCGCCTCAATACATCGAAGTCTAATCTCTTCGTTAGTTTCCATTTGACAGTCCTTTCGTTTCATAAATCAAGAAGAAAATTTAAAAATTAATGGTCCCGGAGTAAGCCGCTTGGTGAAGTCTAGTCCATTTAGCCTTTGCGTCAGTGTCTCCACTGTTTAATCTTCGGCTAAAGTCTGCATCTTTCATCAACTCCTTAATCTGATGTTGAGCGGAATCGGCGTCTGGAATCCTGTCTCCTGCGCTTTGACCTTCAATAAACGGAGCCTCTCCAACCTTTTTACCCAAATCCGCCAAAAACTTCATAGTTTTATCATGCCCTATGATTGCTGACATTCCGTCAACTTGTTCGGGCGTCAAACCCATCTGCTTAAAAGATTCCTTGGCAATGTTGAGATTGGCATCGTGATTAATGCCCCAATCTTTTTTAAGTTGGTCTTGCTGATTTTTAAAGTTCAACGCCCTGGTATCTTCCATCGTTTTTTGCATCTGCATCGCTTGGGCTTGAATCTGTTTTACAACTGCCTCTGCTTGACCTTTTGGAACACCTGCTTGATGGAAAGCGTTTTGAAGAGCTTCAATCGTCGCCTTGTCTCCACCTTTTGGGGTTTCAAAAGAATATTCCGTGGGTTTTTCTGGCGTGCCGAGACGTCCAAATATCTTTCTGCCATCGTCTGTGAGTTTTCCATCGTCTCCGTAAATTTTCTCTGGCAACTTCATCACTCGTTCTTGCGGAACACCAATGAGTGTCTCCAAATTTTTGTATGATTCGGCCAACGCTCCGGGATCTTTAAATCCTTTTGTCGAGATATACCCTTTTAAATCGGGATTAAATCCGTCGGTCCAACTCGCGGTTGGAGCCGCTGCGGGAGGTGCCGCTGCCGCAGGTGGGGCGGCGGGCGGCGGGGTTGTTGGGGCTTGCGCGGCAGGTGCGGGAGGTGTTGCCTCGGCCATAAATTACTCCTTGGTTATGTCTTTGATTTTGTGAAAAGCCATTATCTCTTCACTTGTTAAACTTAAATATTCTCTAATTCTTAAATAAACTTCGCGTCTTCCTTCTAAAACTGCATGAACTCTTTGGTCGGGATGAAAGGTTGATTCATACGCACGACAAAACCGGGCGAGATCTTTTAAAACTTCTTGCGCGGCTTGATTCTCTTTTGAAAATGTATTTACGTAGGCGAGTTTCCGCCTTTGAATTTGTTCAAATACTCCGGGTTTCAAATATAACTCCGCTTAAGTTGCACCGAATCCGTAGTGCAAGATTATTGTTTCATGGCCTTCATCATTCCCGCCGNCGCTGGGGCCGCTTGAATGTTTTGCTGCGCTTGCATCTGTTTTGCGCGCGCTTGCTTGATCTTAGCCACTTCTTGCTCGCTTCGTAAACTACTTTCTGGAACAGAATTAGATCGAGCAATTTCAAGAGCCGCTTTACCCACATCGATATAATCCAGAACTGATGGATCTTGGATCTGTTGAGCGATCTGTCCTAAGCTCTCAAACGTGCGCATTGTGCCCGCTGTGGCCTCTGCGCGCATGATTTTTGATATTGGAGAGTCGTGAACGTGCTTATAAATCCCGTGCATATCTGCCCAACCAATCGCCCCGTCTTTGACTTTTGATTGAACAAAAGACGCTAACATCCGTGGAAGGGGTGGGATCATGTCTTGTTGATCGAGGAGTTCTAATTCTCTTTCAATCAATGGGCCTTTATATTCCGACTCTTGTCTTCCAATAGTTGGAGCAAGTAAAATTCCTTTTTCTCGCACTCGTTCTGCAACCTCGGTTGCTGTCATCTGAGGATTCTCAGTTAAAATTTGAAAGAGAGAAATCAAAAACGAATCGTTAATGATTTGTCTTTCATCATTCATCGAATCTTTTCCAACTTGAATGTTTCCAGTTGGAAGAGGTTGCACCAAAGCTCTACCGTCGTTTGTGATTCCACCGAAATTAAGAGCGCCGGGTTGTAAAGAAAATCCGTCGATTACGCCGTCGTCATGAACTAAAAGAACTGGATCTAATATTCTGTGCGCCTGTTTGAGCATCGCTTTCTTTTGTTCGTTGAGGGTCTTAAGGGCGGGAAGTACGTCCATCGCAATAGAACGTCCATAGGCTTCGTTAGCTGCCTGAAAATACCGTGACGTCGCATAAGGAAACGATCTATACCCGCCTTGTTCGCAAAGCGCATTACCTTCGATTGCAATGTAATATGATGAATATTCCATTCCTTTGAAATCTCGTCTGTCTGGCATCCGGTCTTCGTTTGGAATGCACCAATGGATGAACTTAAATTGTCTATCAGGATACATTTTATAAACAGACTTTATGGTCTCTGGACATCTCTCGCCGAATCTTTGATACGCTTGTCGCGCTGTCATCATGAAATGACGACAAAGTCTGTCCACAACTCCTTGATGATTTTCTTGTAAATAAATTTCTCCAAGGTGTACGTGTCTATATCTGATTCCTTTTTTCCCTTGAAGTCGATCTACTAAAAGAGAACCTGTTCCGTACGCACCAAGTGATGTATAAACCTTTTGATTTTGAGAAGTGAAGTTCGCTCCGGGTGCGTATCGTTCTCTAAACAAAATTTTATTCACTTCTTCAAACCAAAGACGCGTACCTTTGTCTCGTAAAAGAATTGGATCGTCTGGGTGGATGTAGTGCCACACTTGATTTTGCGGAGTCAAAAGAGAATCCATGATCGCGCCAAAACGCTGAAGTGCTAAAACACCCGTTGAATCATAAACTTCAAAATTTCTTTTGTCGCCTTGTTGAGTGAGCTGAGAAAAATTTTGAAAGAGCCAAGACTCCATCGGTAGTATTCGTTGGGCGATTTCGGTCCAATGACTATTCCAATTGCCCCGAAGTCCAAATAGATATTGAAATTCACGAATAAGTCTCCCTACTAATTCTTGTTCTTCTGACGACCCTTGAGGAGTTGCAACATTCCCCGGAACCGGAGGCCCTGACATATAATTCATGTTTTAACTCCCAAGTAAGACTCTAGATGTGGACGTCGGTTGGTCAAGTACGCCAGCGTTTACGGATGACAAATAAGAAGACGTGAGCATCGAATTTTGTTCGTTTGCAAGTTGGCCTTGAATTGCCATTGTGTTGGTGCTTGCCGTTGTTGGCGTGGTAGAAAGTGCATCAGGCGATTGAAGTTGTGGCGCTTTCGGTGGAGAAAGTAAATTATCAACTCCCTCCCCTGCTTTAAATCCTGCGGGTCCTCCGACTAAAAAACCCAATGTCTCTGCAATAGAAGGATTAGACCTGCCTCCGGTGCTACTGTTTCCACCGTACATTCCGGTGCTTGGATTATAAATATTTGAATCAATACCTGTTACGTTACTAAGCCAACTCATGTATGTCCTTGTGGTCTAGGATCAATTGTCAAAAATTTTAAAATCCATACCGCTTGCGGTTCGATTCTTGCGGGAACGATTAAATCTTGAACTACTAAGATCCCGTCTGGCAACTTTTTTATGGAATGTGAGGGCCAGTGCGTCCGCATGATCTGTGCTTTTCTCGCCCCTTTTTTTCATGTCCTCTTTAGATTCTAACTTAATTTTATCAGAGGCTTTACCTGCAAAATCATATTGTGGCGTCACCAAATCAATTTCAAGTTTTGGCAATGCGTCAATGACTCCGCCTTCTAACCAATCTCTAAGTTTTCCGTACAATTCTGTCCTATGGTCGGCATATTGTTTGTCACTGCTTGCGGCTCCAAACTGCACTTCATGGATTAAATATCCAAGTTCTCGCAGTCGATCAATGATCCCCGCTCCTGCACCTGCATCACAAAAAATTCCGTCAGGATTATATTTATCAATCAGATCCGCGCACGTGTTTGCAACTTTCATGTTGTCCTGCTTTTCCATCTCAACAGGAGGAATTACAGTTGCATCTCTCCCTTGACGAAATCGAATCACAGTTTTGTCGTCACCAAAACGTGCCGGATCAATTCCCATCAACAGTGGATGATCGTCCAAACGATAATTTTCTAAGACTCTTGATTTTGCGGCAATAACTAAGTCACGCGAAATAAAATTGTTTTCGCCAATAGAAGGAAATTCTCCGTAGACATCATACTTCGCTCGATCTGAATCGGGGCCATCTTCAATAAGCACTTGATTGTAAAACGCTTGGTCAGATCCTTCCACCGATCTTCCATCCAAATTTCTTCTATACCAAAACTGTTTCACCTCTGGCTTATTAAAAATATCAAAAAACATTCCATCAGGATTCCTCGGATTTGAAAATGCAAACCAAAACCTGTACGGCGAAATTTCTGTAAAAAATCCACTCGTCACTTCCCATATTGGTTTTGGTATTCCACTCGCTTCATCAAAGATAACCATCAACCCCAACTCATTATGCGCACCCGCGAAATTATCGGGAGCATCTGCGTCCCAAAGAGTGCCTTCTGCATAGTAGTAAGAACAATCAACTTTCTCATATTTCTCCAACTGTTCCTTAAACCACGGTTGAGGAGTCAACTTCTTTGACAACTTCTCAAACCAATATCCATTCGTTGCCAAAGTTCTCCACTTTCCAATCTCGGCGAAAGTCTTGGAGCTGAGCTGATTATCTGTGTTTGCTGACAAAATCGTTGTACTTCCACGGATACAACTCATCATCCATAAAGAAAGCCACGCAACCGTTACTGATTTACCAACTCCCCGTCCACTCGCTGTGGCAGAACGATAAATCAGCGGCATATCGCCTTTTCTAATTCTCTCATGGTTCTCATTAATAAACCCGGCCACTCTTAAAAGTTCTTCTTTCTGCCAGGCTCTTGGACCTTCCATATTTTGAAGCCTCCCTGGTTGACCCCAGGGAAAAACAAATTTCACAAAATTATAAGGATTGTCTTTTATCTCAGGCGTCCAAAGTTTTTTCGCCAACTCAAAAGTAGATTTCGGATCAATGCGAGGTTCTGCCATTTAGTGACTCCACCATTTCGGTTTCTTATCCACTGCAATTATTGGAACATGGCCAAGTCTCTCGCCCATCATTCGATTAAAATCATCTCTCAACTGAAAAAACACCGCATGAAAAACAGCTGCAGTGCGGATGCAGTCTTGGTAAGTCTGCGGATCTTTCATATGGTTTTCAAAAGTACGCCTAATTGCGTCTGCAATAAAATCAACCTCGTCGTCATTAATCATTAGTTCAGGGTCGTGTTCTCGGTTTTGCCAGGTCATTTGACTTCTGTGGATCTCATGGATTCCCTGGGTTTTTCTAAAAAATTTTTCAGAAAAAAATGGTAAAGACCTTGTAAACAGCAGGCTAAGGGGTAAGCAGCGGAACTTTGGGGGGTAGGGGTAGTACACCCTCCGGGTCCATCCTTAAAAGCTATAGGAGTTTCCATAGGTCCTCCGAACTAGTTACACCAGTCGCATCAGGCGTTTCAATCGCGGCCGACGCAACCGACGCAACCTTCTCAAGCTTAACAACTGTCTTAGTTAGATCAATGGTCTCAGTCTTTGAAGCCTTGTCAAGCTGATTTGAAACCTTGTCAAGCTGAAGTCGCGCTTCGCCTGCACGCAACAAGGGCGAGAGATCAACCATGACGTTATGGTCCACTTGAAGTTTAGGCGCATATTTTTTTGGGTTGCGCATTGTGACGGTTGCAAGGATGTTTTGCGACTTGAGACGTGCTTTGAGGACATCGATCTTGTCTTTACAGCCGTCTGTGATCGTAAGCAAGGCATCTAAAAGATGATCGTTAGCATATTCTCTGTGTTTTTGAACTTCTAAATGGAATTCAGGGTCACGTTCAAATTCATAATAAATAGCAGCGCCGTGTATATCCAAGTGTTTAGCTATAGATAAGATTGAGTGTCCATGGAAAGACATTTCTAAAATCGTGTGTTTTTGCTCCGGTGTGAGTGGTTTATCGTGATGGTTTCTGAACATGCAAACCATCGTGTATAAGATTTTTACACCTGTCTAGCAAAAATTGCACACCGCAACCTCCAAGTCGTTTTAAATGCATTTTCACATTGGCACCGAACTTGTATTGAGTATTTTGTCGGCGTCGAAACCGATTCAACCCAAAACAAACGAGGTATCCAATGATTCAAATCAAGCAAAATCATAACTCATACAATATAGGCATGGACGAAATAGTCGACCTTAAAGAGGCGATGACTGAAGTTCTAAAGCCGATTCAACAGGCTCTTAAAGAGAACATCTATTGGACTGATGTATCTATCGAACCAACGGAGTATAAGTCACGAGACGGTTTCATTCCCTACTCACATAACTGCGGCGGTCTTGAGTTATCAGTTATCATTCCAGACTGTGAATCTTATAATTTCAGTTATCTAGAATTTGGAGAATGGGACGGAGAACACTACTGCGATAAGACTGATACTGATAGTTGTGAATGTGCATACTCCCAAGACGGAGAATACGATGCGAAATTGAGAATTTGGTTCAAATTCGAAGGTATTGAAGACAAAAAACTTAAGTTTTGGTTGTATATGGGCGGCGGCAATGGCGATGCGCCTTATTTTAGAACTAAGTATGAGTCTGCTATTTTTGAATCAAGTTTTGAATGTAGTTCTGTCTCCGGAGTCAAACGAGCCGCTACAAAAAGTATCAAGGCGCTATCTAAAACCATAACCAAAGGTTAACTGATGAGTCCTCGATGGACGAAACTCCCTTCATTGGGAGTCTTAACCAGTCTCTAGTCGATAGAGACATAACCAATGAGGTGTTCAATGTTTAAAATCATTCTAACATTCACGATCCTGTCGTCCATCGGTCAAGCAAGTGACAATTACTTTCTAACCGAGCCAAAAAATCCAGTTTCAAAATTGGACGCAGTCAAGGCAACTTTAGAAAATCGTTCGGTTTACAAGTGTGATCAAGTTACTTTGACTGACAAGGTGACATTCAAAAAAGTAAAAGCCATCAAAAACTAGGTTAACTGACGAGTCCTGATGGGACGAAACACCAAGGATAGGTGTCTTAACCAAAACGTGGCGTCGAAACCACATAACAAAAGAGGTACAAAATGAACTTTCAAATACCGAGACTGACTTTTGACTTTCTCCTCAATACTTTTCTTCTATTGACCTGTGCTTTGCCAGCGATCGGAGCTATATTTTTCGGTTTAATGTTTTTGATTTTACCAATTCTTGCTTTTTTCCATCTCCTTTAGGGTCCATTCCTTTCGACCTTGGCGGGGTTTTTCTAACCAAACCGCCCCGTCATTTGGGAATGGATTCCTCGCGGGGGATTGCACTTTTCACCTCGGAACGTGCTTTTCCCCGGTTTTTTTAGTGACTCTCGTTTTTACCTGCTGCCGTGTAAAAAAAGTTATCCACAGAGTTATCCACACCTTTTTACTGTCCAACACACAGAAATCCCTAAAATCTTGGTCACGGTCACCCTTTTGGTCACCTTTTTGGTCACCCTCTATCTATTTATTATTATTATATTATATTAAATATAATATAAAAGGTGACCAAGGTGACCAAGATTATACAAATCGCCAGGAACCGAAAGTATCTTTTTTACATTATTTCCCCGTTTTCCCATACCGATTGGGTCGAAAACACGGTCACCTTGGTCACTTTCGTAGCAGAACCGACACAAAGCTGAGCTATTGCATAGACTTAGAAGGTGACCAAAACTAGAAAATCTCGGTCACCTTTTGACGAGGTTTGGTCACACGGTCACCTTTCATTAAATTGATGACTTTCCCCATCCCTTACCGCTATTTTACACGTTCTGGAGGTTTTTCATGTCAAAACACTTGGTCATTGGTATTGATCCTGGATTCACAGGTGCCGTTGCGGTATTTGATCGCAAGGCGGACCGGATCACTCAAGTTTTTGATATTCCTCTTTTAGGTAAAGAGACCACGAAGCAATTCTTTTGGCGAGGCCCTAAAGGCTCTGACAGGCTCCACATTGATATTGAGGCACTTTCTGATATCTTTCGTCTTCTTGCACCTGATACGCTCCTAGCGAGCCTCGAAGCGGGGTTCCCAACGCCTCAGATGGGTGTAACGTCAAGTTGGAGGTATGGATTCGGTTGCGGGCTATTAGAGGGGATTCTCGCATCATTTCAAATAAGGACGATTCACGTTAAACCAATGGTTTGGAAACCTGCCGCGGGGTTAGACCGTAACAAGTCTAATTCCCTTAAAAGTGCTATTGCCAAATGGCCGAATATGAAACCCCTTCTTTCACGTAAACAAGACCATGGACGTGCTGAGGCAATGTTGTTGGCCGAATATGGACTGCGCTTTTGCGGTGAAAGAGTTGAAAAGGTTTCAAAACCGGAACCTTCACTTTCACAATTCTTTTAGTTTAACCTTTTTACAACTCCGCAAAAGTCTATTTAAGTTTTCTGTTTGGTCGGCTAAAGTGCCGAGTTATGAGAACAGCAAAACAGGACTACTATGCAAAATGGCGCAAAGAAAATAGAGAAAAAGTAAAAGCACTTAAAACAAAATGGCGCAAAGAAAACCCTGACAAAGTAAAAGCCAGTAGAGCAAAATGGCGCAAAGAAAACCCTGACAAAGTAAAAGCCAGTAGAGCAAAATGGCGCAAAGAAAACCCCTGCAAAGTAAAAGCTAACCAAGCGAAACGGTATAAAGAAAACCCACACTGTTGGGCGAAATGGTATAAAGAAAATCGAGAAAAAGTAAAAGCCAGTAGAGCAAAATGGCGCAAAGAAAATCGAGAAAAAATAAATGCGACTAGAATAAACTGGCGCAAAAAAAACCTAGAACAACGAAAGGAGAAAGAACGATATGTTCATTTGAAACGACAGTATGGTCATCAAAACATTGAGTTTGCGAAACTAAATTTGCAACTCAAAAAACTTAACACTTTAATCGCCAAAAGCGAGAAAGAACAAAACAATGGAAACATCGAAAAATTTATCGAACGAGCAAAAAACATTCTCAAAAGAATCCGAAGCATCGAACTTAAACGGATATCAACATCAAAAGATCATGAATGAGATACTTGATAACCCTGCATCTACGGTGTCAGAGAAAATAGGTGCGTTGAGAGCTTTATCTCAAGCGATTGGAAATCAGCTCCGAGTGGCGAAACAAGTAAGTCGAAGACCGCCAAAAGCACTTGAAGCCTATGCGTTTCCTGATATCGATGCTAATTAAAAGCATTTGACATCTAAAACCCTCCTCGGGTAAGTCTTCTAAGACTAAAACATTGAACCCGAGGAGACCTTTATCAAAATAATGATCGCTACACTTTGCAATCCCCACGTCCACAAAGAATACGTCGATTGCCTTTTGACACAGTTGTTTTTGCATCCACAGAGGCTTCAAGACCAAAGAACGTATGATATCGCATACAACTTGGTCCATGGAAACTCTGGACTTTCAAAAGACAGGTCGATTGTGGCCTCAACAGCACTTCACATGGGATTTGATAAGCTGTTTTTTATTGATGCTGACCAATCTTGGCGGTTTGAGGATTTTGCGCGCTTGGTCCATTCACCACATAAGATAGTAGGAGCACCCATTGCCCAGAAAAAGAGACCTATTTCCCTTAATTTCACGCCACTCGAGCGAGATAATGATTGCTTTAAAGATTCTAACGGCGTTCCAACACCTAAAGGCCTCCAAAAACTTATGGAAAAATACCCCAAAAAAGAAATTGAAGTCGCACTTTTAGGTACGGGTTTTATGTGTGTGGACGTTTCAGTTCTGTCAGATCTAACAGCGACAGCTCCTCAGTTTGATTATATCCACCCACAGACAGGCCAAAAAATGACATGTTGGGAGTTTTTCCCTAGTGGTGCCGCCGACGGAATTTATTGGGGCGAAGATTGGGCGTTATGTAGAAATGCAAAACACGCGGGACACTCAATTTTTATAAATCCGTATTGCAACGGCGTTGGTCATCACGGCGATGACAGTTTTTTTGTTGGAGACGAGCTGTGAACGACAGTAAAATTGATAAAAGTGAATATGAATCCGTTAAAAGTAAACTCGACACGGCAGTTGAAGCACTTAATAAAATTGTAAACGAGCCCATGCCTACTGTATCGAGATTGATAATCGCCCGTGAAGCGCTTAGAAAAATAAGCGCAAAATGAACGACATTCGGATTCTTTTATCAATTATTTGGATTGCATGTTTTTTCATGGGCTATCTTGCTGCCGCGTTTTTCAATTTTAGTTTCGTTTGGATTTTGATTCCGTTAATATTTCTCGCAATTGCCGGAGCGATTGTGTGTTTGATTTTAAGTCATTGGAGCGAATGATGAGTTATCAGAAACCCAGACAATGTAAAAAGCAGTACAGAGAGCATATAAGTGGCAGGAGAATTTGTGGTACTTGTTTGGGATCTAAAAAACAAATAGGTCAAGGGTCTTTTATGGACACGGGGCGATAGAATGACTAACGATTTTGAAATGGCCTACAGCGATAATCCTGAAGATGTAATAATGGCGACACAAAAATCTCTAATACGTGGATTGCGTGAAATTTTCAGATCTGTCAGCGAAGACACCAAAGCTCCTGGTTTAACATGGGAACAGCTAGACCATGCTCTGGAACTATTTGGTAATAAAAAGCCAACAATAATCATTAAGACTGGATTGGAGAACGAGCAATGACCCGTCTCCAACAAATAGAAGAAAAAGCTCACGATATAATCAAGAACAGTACAGTCACTGGGTTTAAGCAGCTTGTGGAGATGGCTAACTATGGATATGCGCTGAAGCTTGTTGAGATATTAAATGCATGGCAATTTGTTGAAGAATGGACAGCAATTGGTGAAATGCCTAAAGACCATCCTCTGAGAAAAATGAGACGAGCACTGGAGAATGACGATGAGTGATCAAAGAATGGAAGCACAGTGTTGGATATGCCCATTTTGTTTCGATGATCATAGAATGACTGGATTGGCTCTTGAGCTTCAATCTCGGCTTGATATTGCTGTGGAGGCTCTTAATAGAATAGATCAAGGCTCTCAAAAAGAAAGCTTTCTCATTGCACGAGAAGCACTAGAGAAGCTTGGTGTGAAATGAAGCTAAACGTGAAAGAGCTTTTAAAAGAGGCATATGAAGTTAGATCAATAAGAGAATCATACGGACAATTGGCAGCCCACGGCACTGAAGAAGTAAATAATATTATCACTCTCTGCGAGTGTCTTATCGAAGCTGAGAAGGCTCTTGAGTCGTATAGAACACATGCGTACCATGATTGTCCCGAGAGGTTTCCTTAAATCAAGCGGCCCTCATTTCAATAGCAATGAACATTGATCTAATGGAGCTTATTATGAATAATGCAATTAGATTGGAAATTGAATGACCGACACACGAGACAAGATGAAATGGTATCACTATCTATTTTCTGTATATGCGATAATTTGTATGGTTCTAGTTTCATTTTATTTGTGGATTTTCTTAATACCTTATTTGAATGCCAAAATTATTGAGAGGATATGCAAATGAACGACACACGAGACAAGCAGATTGAAGAGGCGGCAGAGGAATACGGCAGACCACTCGGAGAGTATTATTCGCGATGTGGAAATCACATTTATACTAATGCCGCTGATTTTACTCAAGGAGCTTCTTGGGCCTTCTCACAATCTGACGAGCAAGTGAAGAGGTTGGAGCAGAGGATAGTTAAACTCAGAGATACTATTGGTATGTTGGTACAATCAACTCCTAGAGTTTCAGAAGAGATTATGGGGATTAAGCAATATGTTGTTTATACAGGAGAAGAGGCTCTCAAGGCTGACGATGAAATGGCGGGTAAATGAAAATAGATGAGTGGGGCGTTCTAGTTTCAGAAATCTACACGGTCCAAAACGGAGAAGGTAATGATTATTTCTACGCTGGGGATCGTGCCGACTCAATGGCGACGACGAGCAGGTGGATTGATTTGCTTGCGCACTTAAACATGCCACACGATATTACTCTCTTAAATAATTTCGGAACTGAATCGGGATACCAAAGTCACCCTAGTCCACGGATGCCCGCAAATCTTAAAGAGACAAGTATTTCAAGTGATTCTTTACTTCCTTATTTCTTAGTTGGTTATTGTCCTAATACCGTAAAATATCGAATTAAACGGGATGGATGGAAAACTGGAAACGGCAATTTAGTCGAGCCAATGTTCTTTGCAGCACTTGTCGATTCTGTTTTTCTCGTGAGTGTTTTTGTTTTGATTCAAGCTTTAATATTCCGCATACCGTGGAGGTGGGATGATGGGCAAAGAAAATTTGTTTCATCTGGAAGTTCTAGTTGCGATTATCTTAATTGGTTTCATGTGGCTTTACGTTGCCCTCGCTGGGTGAGACGTTCCGTGAATGAGAAAGTTTTATGGCAGAAGTTTTGTGATTATTATAAACCTGAGCCGAACGTAAATTGGTTTCTGGCTATTTATGATCAAACATTAATGAGGTATTGGTTATGATTCACGAACTTAAAATCTGGCCCCAATTTTATCATGCAGTTTACCATGGATCTAAAACTTTTGAAGTGCGAGACAATGACAGAGCATTTCAAAAAGGTGACACTGTCATTTTAAAAGAGTGGGACCCAACGCCCGATCCAAATCACCCGCATAATCATGCAAAAGGATACACAAAGTCAGGACCTTTGCGATTTGAGATAGGTTTTATTTACGTTTTAGATGCGCACAAAGTTGTTTTCTCTTTAATTGAACCTGTTGAAGATCCAAACGAGGAAGAATTAAAGGCGATGTTATAACACTTCCCCTTTATCCATTCCAACTTGAAGGTGCCGAGTGGCTTGCGAGTAGAAAAGTTGCGCTCCTTGCTGATAAACAACGACTTGGAAAAACAGTCCAAGCGATTCATGCGCTTGATTTAATTGATGCAAAACGTGTTTTAATCATATGTAAGGCGGTTGCCCGTGAAAACTGGAAAAACGAGTTCCCTAAATTCTCTAAAAAAACTGATTGGAAATTTAGGATCATTAATGGGACCTCTTTTTCTCCATTCAAAATCGAAGAGAGTGAAGTGGCGATTTGTTCTTTTGATCTCAGTCCTTTGGTTAATGCTCGTCTCCTTGGTGCATTCGATGTGCTTATAATAGATGAATCTCACTCCCTTAAATCTTTAGACACCAAAAGAACCCAAAGCATCTTGGGAAAACAAGGTCTTTGCCGAAAATCAAATCGGACCTGGATGTTGACCGGAACCCCTGCCCCCAACCACGCGGGGGAGCTATGGACCACACTTTTTACGTTTGGTGCCACGAATTTAAAATATTGGGACTTTGTGAATAAGTTTTGTTTGACAAGGGATAGTGGTTTCGGGTTACAAATTGTAGGAACTAAAACCGATGCGCCCACTTTAACTGAATTGAGAACTATTTTGAAAAAAGTCAGTAAACGCCGCGAAGAAAAAGATGTTGGTATCCAATTACCCAAACTAAATTTTTCGTCTGTTCTTGTCCCTCCGGGACCAGTGGACCTTTCAGTTACCGAGTTTTGGAAATACGTTATCCCTACAGACCGAATGGAAGACTTTAAAAAACAAATCGAAGAAGAACTCGGTGTCTTTAATTCTATAGTCAAATCAGCGGGGGGATATAAGGCAAGCGAGCAACTAATTGAGGTTTTAAAAGCCCAATCTGCATCTATCTCAACACTCAGACGGTACACAGCACTTCAAAAATTAGAGCCAGCACTAGAAATGATAAAAGAAGAACTAACAAACAACGCTTTTCACAAATGTGTGATTTTTGCGGTACATAAGTGCATGATTCAAGGTGCTCAAAGATACTTGCACGAATTTAATCCCGTGACCCTTTACGGAGGTACTGCCCCCGCGAGTCGTGAGATGAATATAAAAAGGTTTCAAAACCCAGAGAGTAAATACAGGGTTTTTATTGGAAACATTGCTGCCGCAGGAACTTCAATCACATTAGACCAAGCCCATCACATTTTTTTCTTAGAAGAGGATTGGGTCCCCGGAAACAACCAACAAGCAGCAATGAGATGCGGCGGACCAAGACAAAAGAAACCTATTTTTGTTAGGTCCTTTGCGCTCAAAGACTCTTACGACCAAAGAATCCAACAACTTTTGATAAAGAAGAGTTTTGAAATTAATAAAATTTTTGAAACTGAGTTACCGGAAAAACCAACACTAGACAATTTTTTATAAGGGGAAGAAATGCAAACACAATTTGAATTAACACTAAAAATCACAGGCAATTCTCTTGACCAGGTTGATGAACTTCTCGCTCAAGCAGCGGGACAGAGAATCATGGCTCGTCATGGGAAAACATCTATTGAGCAAATGATAAATATTAAACAAGGAGAAGTAAGTGAAACAGTTTCTAGTAATACACATTCCAATCTCAGCGATGCCCAAGCACAAGGCGAAAGTGAAGCACCCAAAGAAACAAAAGTCCGCCGTAAAAAAGCCACGGAAATTGCAGTCGAAGCCAGTCAAGAAGGCAAAAAAGTCGAAGCCCCGGCACCGATACCACAAGTCAAAATCGCAACGAAAGACCAAGCGATCCAAGCGGTCGGCGAAGTAAACAGAAAATTCGGAGAGAAATCAGGTGCGGCGGGAATTGCAAAAGTAAAAGAAGTTCTTGCAAAATTTGATGTTCCTTCCGTTTCTAAGATGGACCCGTCTTTGTATGGTGCTTTTGTTGAGTATTGTGCAGAGGTTTGCGCGTGAGTTTGCCGAAACACTCAGAGCTTGGAGCTTCCGGCTATTCACGTTGGAAGGCTTGCCCCGGCTCTGTAGCTCTTTGTAGAAATATTGAAAAAAAGTCTTCAAGTTATGCTGATGAAGGAACTAAAGCGCACGATATTGCTGCTAACATTCTTTTAACTGAGATCATTCCAGACGACTTGGACCAAGCATTTTTAGACCCGATCATGGTTTATGTGGATTATATAAACGCACTTCGCGCGAAAGATCCAGATTTTGAGGCAGTTGAGCAGCGATTTCATATCGAACAACTTCATCCTAAACTTTTTGGTACTTCTGATTTTGTTTGTTATTTTAAAAATACTAAGACCCTCCACATAGTGGACTTTAAATTTGGTGCGGGAGTTGGGGTTGATGCAACCGATGAAGATGGAAACGGGAATGCTCAACTCATGTATTATGGAATTGGAGCAATTTACGCAAATGATTTTCCAATCGACAGCGTCGTTGTCACCATTGTTCAACCTAGATTCTCACACGATGAAGGCGCTGTTCGATCTTTTAAAGCCTCTTTTGGTGATATTTTTGAGTTTCAGCAACAGTTAATGGAAGACGTTCTTGAAACCGAAAAACCAGACGCCCCTTTAAAACTTGGTAAGCACTGTCGTTGGTGCGCAGCTCAAGCGGTTTGTCCTGCTAAAAACCAACAAGCGCTTATCGCTGCTCGTGAAGCCTTTAGCGAAGTAGAGGTTATTACGTATGACCCTAAAAAACTTTCTGCGACTCTTGATCTTCTTCCACAAGTTGAATCGTGGTGTAAGTCAGTTAGGGAGTTTGCATACAGAGAGGCAACGTCCGGTCGAACCGTTCCCGGCTATAAGTTGGTAGAAAAAAGAGCGGTTCGTAAGTGGGGGCCAGGTGTTGATGCAGTTAAAGTTGAATACACAACAGGTCTCGACCCCACAGAAGTACGAGAAATAAAGCTTAAAAGTCCAGCGCAAATTGAAAAGCTACTCGACAAAAAAGATAAACATCTTTTAGAGAGCTTGACTGTAAAAGAATCAAGCGGCTACAATTTGGCCGCTGAAACCGATAAACGAGTTGAAATAGACATAATTAAAAAGGCTTTTGAAATCATTGAAAACTAAGGAGAACAAAAATGGAAGCGCCTACAAACGTCACGACACCGGAATTTAGAATTTCTTACCCCGCGGTGTTTAAACCAAAACTCAACAAACTTTCTCAAACTATGGAATATTCTGTTGAAGCAATCTTTCCAAAAGATGCGGATCTTAAAAAACTCTACGCTGCCGCCAAGTCCGCAGCCATAAAAGAGTTTGGCCCTGATGAATCTAAGTGGCCCAAGTTTAAAAACAATCCTTTTAAACAACAGACTGATAAAATTAAAGAGCTAAAAGCCAAAGATAAATCAGCGGACGGGTTAACGGAAGGTGCGATTTTCATGTCCTTTAGGTGTAAAGCTGACAAGCACAAGCCAAAAGTTGTAGACCCAAAACTTCAAGAGATCATCGAGGAGTCAAAATTTTATGCGGGTGGATTTGCGAAAGCATCGGTTAATGCTTATGCGTACAACAAAGGCGGAAACGCAGGGATTTCATTCTCGCTCAATGCGCTTCAATTTACAAAAGATGGCGAACCTTTCTCTGGACGGCCTACTATTGAAGATGCCTTTGAACCAATCGAATCAACTGAAAGTGAGTCAGGATCTATTGACGCCCTTTCAATGTTCTCGTGAGTCTTCCAATGTTAGGGCCAATGACTAAAGAAGAGATTGACGAGTTAAAGGAATTTGCAAAGGTTGCAATCAATGGCCTTTGCCAAAACCCAATCTTTATGGATGCTAAATACCAACAGCAACTCCAAATTAGAAAAATAACTATGGAAAGTATGGCCGTTGGGATTGCGTGCAACACAGTTAATCAGATCCAAGGGATTGTAGAAATGACCAACAAGAAAAGGGTAGAAGATGGAAACAAAATTACTCCGATTATCGAGGGTTGAAAAAAGTGCAACAGGGATCTACAGTAAACTTGTTTCTTCAGATGGAACTTTTTCCTGTGAAACTTTGGAGCACGCTTACGCCAACATAGAAGTATCTGAATGGAACCCTATAATCCCGCCCGGCCAATACGTTTGCAAACGCGGACAACATCAACTTGACGGGATGATAAAACCATTTACCACATTTGAGGTGACAGGTGTTGAAGGTCATACAGGTCTCTTATTTCATAAAGGCAACACGGAAAAAGATTCGCACGGGTGTGTACTTTTGGGTCTCACAAGACAAGGGACAGCGATATTACATTCGAGCGCGGCATTTACAGCATTTTTACAATACATTGGGAATGATGAATCATTCAACCTGGAGGTTATAGATGGAAATGGATGAAGAAGAAAAAGAAAAAAAGTTAATTGCAGCAATTAGACTGTACACCAAAGCTCAACGTATAGCCGAAAAAGCCAATTCAGATTTAAACGATGCGATTGGTGTTCTTAAAAATATTTCGGGAGCATCAGGCCACGGCGGTGCTGTGTACGACGGCGCGATCCAGCTTTTAGGTAAATTATATTTGAATAAAGAAGTGAATTTATAAGTGTGGATCAAGGATCGTTCTCTGATGGAGTTTTAATAGGCGTGATCCTTGGAATAGCAATCGGGATCTTGGCGTATGAACTCTTTCGATTTTTAGACAGGAAGCGCGATGGGTAAAGGAATATGCTTATTCGGAAGAAAAGACGACTCGCAGGGTTGGATTTTTACAGGTCATAAAGAAGAAGGCGATACCCACACGCTTTTTATTGATGACATGGCACCAATTCCTATTCCCCCAAAACTTCCTTGCCAACACAAATTTAAAACCTTTGTTTCTTCTCCGGAGAAAGGTTTTGAATATGCTCTTTGCTTTGATTGCCACGCTAAACTTGTCCCAACAAACTGGGAAAACATCGGCCACGGATTATAAATGATTTTACATATGGATTTTGAAACACGCTCTGACGTGGATCTTTTCGTTGAGGGTTTGCATAATTATGCGCGCGGAGTGCATACAGACCTTTTAATGATGGCTTACGCATTTGACGACGGACCTGTGAACCTTTGGCTTCCGCACCAAGATTGCCCTCCTGACGTGTATCACCATATCGCAAATGAAGGAACTGTTTGGGCGCACAATGCTCCTTTTGAAATCGAAATGACAAATCAAGTTGCAGCAATTCAATACGGGTTTCCTTACCTGTATCCTGACCAATGTGTTTGTACTATGGCGATGGCGTATGCGATGGGGCTCCCTGGATCTTTAGAAAACTGCGCGGCAGCTCTTGGGATTTCAGAAAGAAAAGATCTTGAAGGGTCTAGACTTATGAAACAAATGTCCAAGCCACGGGAAATCTTAGAAGATGGAACGATCATTTGGTGGGACGAACCGAAAAAGATGAGACGACTTGCCCAGTATTGCGTTCAAGACATCGTTGTGGAACGAATGGTTGGACACAGAATGGTAAAATTGTCATCTTATGAAAAACAAGTTTGGTTAATAGATCAAAAAATAAATTCTAGAGGTATGTGTGTTGATGTTGAAGCCGCAAAGAAAGCCATCAATCTTTGTGAGTTTGAAAAAGAGCGACTCAATTTAGAGATGAGACGTATTACGAACAACGAAGTGGCCACTTGTACGGCCACTCAACAGATCAAAAACTATCTCAATATGTTTGGAGTCTCTGCCGAAAGTATCGACAAGGGATCTGTCATTGATCTTTTAAAAGACCCTAATATTCATCCAAAAGTAAAAGAGGTTTTAGATTTAAGATCTGATTCCGCTAAAGCGGCAGCGTCCAAGTTTGAACCAATGGTTCTTTCTGCGGGTACAGACAACAGAATAAGAGGATGTTTTCAGTATTCTGCCGCAGGTACAAGACGATGGGGTGGACGCCGTGTTCAATTGCACAATTTAAAACGTCCAACATTTAAACCATCAACTATTGAGACCATAATCAAAGATGTAAAGGGCGGGATGTCCGCTGCGGATGTTGCTGTACTTTATGGTCCGCCTCTTACAATACTTGGGGATTGCACACGAGCATTTTTAACCGCAGCTCCGGGCCATGAACTTATTTGTTGTGACTTAAATGCTATCGAGGCGCGAATTGTGGCATGGCTTGCGGGCGAAGACGGCGTCTTAGACGCATTTAGGAACGGCGATGATATATACATTAGTCAAGCGATGGATATTTTCGGTCTTAAAAAAGAACAAATCGGAAAAGAAAGTTATGAGCGACTTGTCGGTAAGGTTGCTATATTAGCCCTTGGATACGGAGGAGGAGTTGGAGCTTTCCTTACTATGGCAAAAGGATACAATGTCCAAATGGCTCCGGCATTCGATGCTCTATGGAAGCGCGCAAATGATTATCAAAGAGAACTCGTCGAAAGAAATTTTAAACAAAATGGAAGTAAGCACGAAATCTCAAGAGAAGAGTTCATTGCCTCAGACTTAACGAAACTCTTTTGGCGTGCTGCAAATCCTGCAATTGTGGATTATTGGAACGAAGTTGAACAGGCAGTTATAAATGCTGTCAACTACGCGGGGGTTGCTGTTAGCGCAGGGCCAAAAGAGAGACAAGTAGTTTTTCTAAAAAAAGGGTCTTTTCTTTGGGCAAAACTTCCGTCAAACGGCGTCATCTGTTATCCATACCCCGAAATAAAGCCAACCAAGACCCCATGGGGGGAAGAGAAAAATTTGTTGACGTATATGGCGGTGGACGGCCAATCTCAGAAGTGGCAACGGTATTCAACTTATGGCGGTTCTCTCGTGGAAAATCTGACTCAAAGTTTGGCACGAGATGTTTTAGCAGACGCCATGCTCAACCTAGAAAAAATAAACTATCCAGTAGTTTTACACGTTCATGATGAGATTGCGTGTGAGCTTCCGTTAAATAAAGGAAGCATTGACACCATGAAAGAAGTCATGTCAAAAAGTCCTTCTTGGGGAAAAGATTTACCGCTTGCCGCGTCCGGATGGAAGGGTTTTCGGTATCGTAAGTAAATCTTTAGAGGGGGTTTTTGCGTGTCCTTATTGGTCGAGTCATCTTTGTATCTTGCACGTCAACACGTTCGATTTTTTCCATGTATTAAAAATTCTAAAAAACCAATACTAAAAGATTTCTATAACGAAGCAACCGACGATGTAGGTCGAATCACAGCTTTGTTTGCGGATAATAAATGTAACAGCGGGATTGCCTGCGGTCCTGTCAGCACTGGCCTTTATTTAGTTGGGTTTGATATTGATTTTAAGCCAGGCAAAAACGGATTTGAATCTCTAAAGAATCTTGAAAAACAAGGAAAGACCTTTCCAGAGACGTGGTCGCAACACACCCCTTCAGGCGGCGAGCACCGTTTGTATTGGTCGCCAATCCCGATTAGACAAGGAACGAACGTTGTGGGACTTGGGATTGATTTAAGAGGCGAAGGAGGCTATTTGATTGGTCCAGGAAGTTCTTTAGACGGCAAAGTTTACACTCCAATAAACCAGTCCAACATTGCAATGTTTCCAGAATGGGCGATTGAAGCATTTAAAAAACACGACGGGCCAACGTTCTCCATCGTCTCGTCTCCGGTTAAAGATCAGATCATGGCCCTTAAATCGGCAGTCGAGTATCTACAAAATGTCCCTCCAATTATAGGAGAAGGAAACAGAAACGACGAGCTTTATAAGGTCGTTGCAAAAGTAAAAGATTACGGACTTTCAAAAGAACAAATCCCCGAAGTAATAACCACATATTGGAAGTGCAACCCTCCTCTTGAGATGAATGAAATTCTTAATACCATAAATTCTGTTTTTAAATACTCAAATAATCCGGCAGGAGTTCTTGCACCTGAAAAACTTTTTGAAGAAATAAAGCCAACCGATAAAGATCCAGGTCCGCCAGAATTAATTTTTAACAAAGATCATTTCTATGTGGCCGCCGATGGCGTAACCCGTGTGTGCGAAGAGACCGAAGACGAAGACGGATCGTTTCATCTTGAACGATACTCCGTTCCGGCGTTTCACGAAAAACACTTATCTAAAAAACTCATAGGCGGAAACTCTAGGAAAGTTCAACTGACTCAATTGTGGATGGAATCCCCAGACCGTCGGGCGTATAACAGGATACGGTTTAACCCAGAACCAACAGCGAACCCAAAAGTGTATAACACCTTTAAAGGCTTTAAGACTAAACCCATTAGAGACGCTTCTCCCAAAGCTCGAAAGTCTCTTGAGATCTTCCTCGACCACTGCGAAAAAAATGTTTGTGCGGGAGATAAGAAATTAACGGAATGGTTTTTAGGGTTTTTTGCCCACCTGTTTCAAAAGCCGTGGGAGAAACCCGGTGTGTGCTTGGTTTTCCAAGGGCAAAAGGGCGTTGGTAAAACCATAATTCCAAGAATCATCGGAAACATAATGGGTGGATATTCTGTCATTCTTTCTGATCGAACCCACTTAACTAATCATTTTAATTCAGTCATGGAAGATCAACTTCTTATCACGTTTGATGAAGCCTTTTGGTCCGGGGATAGGTCGGTAGATGGAAAACTAAAGACTATTATCACAAGTGACTCTCGTATAATTGAGCACAAAGGCGCCAAACCTTACGACGCAAAAGTTTTCGACAGGATTATTATCATTGGAAACTATGACCACTTGGTCCAAGCCACGGGTGATGAGAGACGTTACGCAGTTTTTAATTTTGAAAATGGCAACATGCAAAAGCGCGCGCTATTTGGGGAGATGTTTGATGGATTTGAAGACGGCGGATACGGGTTGTTGCTTGATTATTTCTTAACCCGACCTATCAGCGACGTGGATCACGCCCCTAAAACAAAAGGACTTGAAGACCAAAAAGAACATTCTCTTGGGGCGTTTGAAACATGGTGGAAAGAATGTTTGGTCGAGGGAAGAATCCTTGGAAGCGGATTTGATTTGTGGCCTGATAAAATAAAAATATCAGATTTAAATCAAGCGTTTGTCGATCAATTACAAAAAGAAAAATCAAACGCATGGAAACTTAGCAAAGCCGCTAACGCAAAAGCTTTAGAAAGAATGTGTACTTTCAACCGCAGTAGAACACGGGCGTCTAAACTTTATTTATTGCCCCCTCTTGCGGAAGCACGTAAACACTTCGATAAATACATAGGACACAAAATTGATTGGGGAGACGATGAAAACACAGAAAACATTGAAGACTTCTTATGATCTTTGGCGGAAACAGGCCGTACTAGGTGAAACTGTTCCAAAGATACCAGAGCACCCTATGAAAAAACAAAACGGCAAAGTTGTTTTGAGAAAGAAGGAAATGCGTGATTCCGTTTAACCTAGTTTCTCCCGGCGGTATCGGCGACATTATCATTTCAATTCCAATTCTAAAAGAGATCCACAAACAATGCGGCGACTTTCACGAGTTCTCTTTGTGGAGTCAGTACCCGGAAGTTGCTAAGATGTATTTGCCAGAGTTTAAAGACCACAAACAAATTAACAAAACCGGAACTTTCAATGTCACCGAACACGGGGGCCTTTGGTTATCTGTAATCGACACACCCATTTTTAAATTCGCGCATAAAGAAGTAACTCTTCACGTATCTATGAAAAAGATGTTTAACACTTGGATGAATGCAAGAGAAGACTGGGGGATTTTGATTGATAAATTCCCCTTCTCTGTTCACCAAATAGCACATAAAGCAGTTGCCATAGATATGCACCGGGTGGATCTTCCAAGGTACTTACTTGGTTTAAAGTGTGACGATTACACCCCTCCTGAGAGTGTAAACCAACACGGTAACTTTATTACGATCCACGACGGCTACGACATTTCAATGGACCTGAGACGCGGATATTCCACAAAGAATTGGCCATTAAGAAACTGGGAAGAGTTTGTTTCACTGTTTAAAAAGAAACACCCCGACTTAAAAGTTTACCAACTCGGTACTGAGAAGTCCCGTCCCATCGCCGGAGCGGACCACAGTCTCTTAGGTAAAACGAATTGGACGGGAACGACGTATTGGCTTGAGCACTCACTCTGCCACGTTGACGGGGAGTCAGGACTTGTCCATGCAAGACGTCTTTATAAAAAGCCTTCTGTAGTGATGTTTGGCCCAACACTGATGGAATATTATGCGTATCCAGAGAATGAAAACATCACCTCAGACGTTTGTTATCCCTGCTTTTGGATTTCTCCTCAGTGGCAAAATGAATGTTTCTTGGCTAAGACACCGGATGATTGGGAACCAAAATGCATGGCTTCAATTGCGCCCAACACCGTTTTTCAGAGGGTAAATAAGGTTCTTGGAACATCCAAACTTGATTGAACGAAAATGTTGTTTCTGTGATAAGTGGTTTTGGGTACTTCCCACTTCCAGACAAGAGTGGCATTCCGTCGTTTGTTTAAGACTTAACGGTGATAAAAAAATAGTTAAGAGTTTTGATTTCATAGGCCAAAGAGGACACCTTCCTCCTCTTCAAAAAGGCGAAGGGGCTAAACGACGACGTTGGAATGCAGATCATAACGAGAGATTGTTAAGAGTCACGAGAATGTAAAAGGCCCCACGGATGTCTAGAAAAGTCTTGCGTTACCTAAAAAGCCCATCCGTGGGCCACGGTCTTAGCGTCCGTGCTATTAATCGGATGAACAGTTAAAGAACTTTAATTTTATTTAGCCTCACATCGAACTAAAGTATCCTCTAGAGCTTCCAGATCCGTCTCACTGAGACACGCTTTAAAAGGAGCGCCGGGAATATTTATAATTTCCCACTTCCCGGCGAAACTTGAAGGGGTGTAGGTTGCACAACTATTTAGGCTTAAGATTGCCAAAAAGAGCATTAAGTTTGTTAGCATCACCCGAGGCAAGCGCTTCGTGTATTGTTTTAACTCCATCGTTCACCTTCATTTCAATTTCGTGTTCTTTGATTGCATCGCTTATCGCCTCTAGTAATTTTAGAAGTTCAGGAAGAGATGCAATCAAAGTATAAAGCGAACTTAACATTAGGCACCCGGTTGCTTGATATTTTGTACGATCATATCAAGAAGACTAGAAATTTTATTAAAAATTCCACCGATTAAACCAAACACACTGCCAACTAGAATGAATAAAGATCTAGGTTGAACAGTTGGCCAAATTCGCATAATAAGTTCAACAGCAGCACCTAAGAGAACGATAAGCCACGTTGGAAGAGAGACGGGAATTTTGTCGGATATGCCTTGCAAAGACGATACAACTTTTGCTGGAGCTAAAGTCGGAATCGGAGTTGCAACAGCGACAGCCGCTTGAGTAACCACAGGGCTTGGATCTTGAGCAAACACAAAAGCACTCGTCAAAGTTAAAGCCAATACTACTAAAAATTTCATAATTCTTCTCCTTGAAGTTTATGGTTTACTGTTCTTTTCCAATCGTGAAACCCTTGAATATCTTGCTTCATCTTCGGAAGCTCCTCGACTTTACTTAATATCATTTCCCACTTTGCATTGAGCACCGCGACTTGGGTTCTAGTATCAATAAGAGCCTTAATAGCCGCAACAGCTAGGAGCGACATTATAGACCCCGCAATCCCTGCGACCCAAATTAAGATTTTAAGTGCCTCTTGTCCTTCATTCATCCTGTGTTCTTCTTTCTAATTTGGCCGCCCATTTTAACCCACTCTTGTATTCTTGGATCAGAAACTAAAACACTCCAAAACTGACCGTTCTCGTCTATCCTGCAAACTATTGTTTGTGCATCATCCTCATACATCCAAATGTGATTAATCTTTTTAGGATCAACGGGTTTATCGTTTGACATATCACAGTTGCGCTCCTGTTAAGCAAATATATCCAGCACCACTTCCTGAAAATAAATAATACGACTGATCTGCCACTAAACCAGACGCCGTATTGATTTGAATAGCTGCGGCGTCTACGCCCCCCGAACCAAATGAGAAACTCGTGAGAGCCACGGACCCAGTAGAGGGCCTGTTAGCTTTGATATTGGCCGCTGTGGACGAAGTTACTCCCGTGACCGCGACACGAGTCGGCGTGCTAAACGGCCAAGAGCCTGTTGCTGCCGTAGACGTAGCTCCTAAAACAAAAAGTGGAAACGTGTCGTTGGTTGCAGTTACAGACCAGCATGGCAAAAACCTTCGCACCATCAGCAACTCTTCTGCATATGGTCTTGGAGCAAAATTCGTTGCCGTTGAACCAAGTTCTAATTGCACGCTGTCAGTTTTCCAAGTGCCAGAAGTTTGGGCGCCAACAGTCATGCAAAGCTGTAACCCCGTTGTGGCAGATGAATCAAGAGCGCAAGAGGCAGTGTAGTTAGCTTTTGAGCTTGTAACTGTCCATGAACCTGAACACTCAGACGTAACAGTAGGTGACGCTAATGTTCCGAAGGTGTCTGCTGTTGTCGTTGCTCGATAAAGATTCCAGTTTACAGTAGTCAGGACGCTGTTGCTTATGTTTTCTGAAATCGTCACGGTCTGGTTGTTCAGATCATATGTGTCTTTGGCCTCCATTCGAGTACAGAATCCAATTCCTGTAACTGATGCAGCTCCAGTAAACTGTGCAACTTTAGGAGCAGAACCTGCTCCAGCAGCCTGAGTGTAAGTGACGTTTGCTCCCGTAGAGTAGGCATACCATTGATCTTGAACGTAGTTTAGGGCAGCCGCTGCCGTGATAGTAATCCCTGATGCTGCAAGAGATTTTTGGTCAATTAAAAAGTTTCCATTTAGAACTCTGTTTTTATATGGAACTTGGACGGAGTTTCCAGTCACAATTGAAGCACTTGCCCAATCAGTCCCGTTACTTTGTAGTACGTTTCCTGATGTACCGGGGGCCACAGANTGAAAGTGTGCTGAACCATCAAGAGTAACAGCTCCGTGCGCTGAACCTGCCGCAGGCGCAGTTGAGAGCGACGCTGTTCCGGTTACGGCACCTGTAAAGTTTGTTGCAGTCATTACGCCCGTTGATGGGTTATAAGTTGCAGGACCTACATTCACCGCTTGATTTGAAGACGAGTTAGCCGCAACAAAAGGTAAATAATAAGTCGTGTTTCCGCTTTGAGTTGTGGTTGCGACATTTGTTGCGTTTGTAGCTGTACTTGCAGTCCCTGTGAGTGCGCCAATAAACGTTGTAGTGGTCAAAGCTCCGGTACTCGGATTGTAAGCCATTGGTCCAACATCAAGAGCTTGAGACGATGAAGAATTGGCTCCAACAAGAACCGGGTAATATGTGGCGTTGTTAGATACCGATGTTAAAGCCGATGTCCCGCTTGCCGCAGGTGACGCCCAAGTTGGATTTGCACTCGCCCCACCGGAAGTTAGAACCTTGGTCGTTGAAGCATCCGGAGCCAAAACAGTTGCAGTGTTTCCAGATCCAGAAAGTAATACCCCATATTGGTTTGCAGTAGCTTGTAAATTTCCTGATGCGGTTCCCGTCAGAGCACCCGCAAAAGTTGTTGTGGTAAGAACATTCGTTGATGGGTTGAAGGTGAGTCCTGAACCCATATCTAAAACTTGATTACCTGTAGAAGAACTAGAAACCATTAACGGGTAATAAGATGCACTGTTTGAAACGGCATTTGTGTCAATAGCCGTTATCGTAGACCAAGCAGGTGCCGCGGAGACTGACCCTGTTCCTGTTTGAGATAAATATTTTTTTGTCGTGGTTATATTCCCGGCAAGTCTTGCCGCCGCAGGAGTTGCGTTTTCATAAATCGTATCCCCAAGAGTGGTCATGGGAATGGTGCTTGAGAGACTATACTCCGTCCAAACATTTGAAAGACCGCAAGTGGCAAGTAAGTTTGTAGCAGTGTCGAATCTTATATCGCCAGTGTTACAGAGAGCCGGAATAGTTGTGGGTTGAAGCCTCACATAATTTGTGACAATACCTGCTTGTCCCCATGAAAACACAGGTGCGAGCAACAACCCAAGCAATAATTTTTTAAATTTCATAAACCACTCTCCTTAAATTCTTATGTAATTATAAAACACGGTAACTGATCCTTGAGACAGAGCACTTAAATTCGCACCCGTTCCGACAAGAGTAAGTAAAATATTTGTTGGGTTCACAAACGAAGATATGAAACTTGTCAACACACTATCTATTACGGTGTCTCCGATTGCTTGTTTCACATCAAAAGAGTTTATGAACTGAGTTGGTGTGCCTGAAACACCAAGACTTGCTGCAATTGCTGAGAGACTTGTTCCCGCAAACGGGCTTGTGTGTTTAATCACAAGGCCAGTCAACATGCATCCGGCAGGTAAAATAAACGCTGTCACTGCCTCAGTTCCAGACGCTCCTTGAAAAGCGGTATATGGAAAAACAACGCTTGAGAAATTGAGTTGAGGAGACGGAGTTAAAAGCCAACCATTTCCACCGGGGTTTACCTGAACAAACCCGCCCGGAGTAAGAACTGCGTTAGGGGGAAGTTGATTTGAAAACGTTGGCCCCACTCCATCAGGGAGCTGGATACATCTAGAAACTTGGTCTTCTAATCGTTGAACAAGGAGAGTTAAATAATCAAGTTGTTGAACCAACGCCACACTTGAAACTTGTCCGTTTTGGAGAAGGGCATAATTTTGAACTTCAGACGGATTTCGTATTATGACCAGAATATCGGTCGAAAGAGGTGCAGTCGTACACACAACATTTGCGCCACTTGGATACAATCCTTGCGCGTTTGCGGTTCCTGAAACTGTGTAATCAGTATTTAGAACCATTGTCGTGATTCCACCTAAGATTGTATCGTACTTATAAACCAACAAATCGGCTTGGGCGAAAAAATAGTACGCAAATGCAAAGGAGACGGTTGACCCATCCCCAACATAAGGAACTCTATTCACCAATGATGAGACACCCATTATTCACCGCCTTCGTCTTCAGGTTCTTGATCGACATTTATTTGATTATTCTTCATCGCTTTTCGCACGTTCTTTAATTTTTCGTTTGCTTGTTTCGCTGTTGCCATGACGCCAAAAGTAAGAAAATCAATCATTTGAGATTTGTCTTCTTTTGACATCTTCGGATCGTTTGTCACGGCGTGAATAGTTGCGATCTGTGTACTCATTGATTTTGCGTATCCACCCAAATCCACCATATCGTCTTTGTGTTGATTTTGAATGTAGGCCATCGTCTGTGGATCTTGGTTTTTTGCTGCCGTCTTAAATGAATTCAAAGCGCGGCTCGTCTTATCATAGTTATCGTAAAAATCTTCGATGTCCTTGGTGTTTAAACTCGGGAACCTAAACATCATGGATTTTACAAAAGGCGTTTCCGCCCACGATTTATCTGGTTTCTCAGTTGTGTCTCCAACTCCCCACTTGTGAAGTGCACCGTCTATCACGTCACTAACTGTGGACCCCAAAGTTCCTGTCCAAGCCTTGCGATAATTATCCACAATGATGGGACTCGGGTTAATCCAGTTATCGGTTATCTTGGTCATTAGTTTAGAGAATTGTTTTGCATTCTCTGAAGTGTAAGGAGTTTGTTCAAGTTCCGGGAGTTGTTTTTCTGCTAGTCCAGAAACCAATCGTCGGTGAGTGAAAAAACTGTAATTGGTCAAATGCTCTAGAGGTGCAAGTCCCGCAGTTGGAATTACGTTTGACCCAAAAGAAGACACTAGATCTTTAGCCCAGTCGCCTATAATTTTTGGATCTTTTTCTCTCATTGCTTCCATTGCCATAATTGGAAGTTGGGAAGCCACTCCAAGCGAGAACGGAACTGGAAGTCTAAAGATTTTCCCTTGATTGATTTCCCAATTTCCTTGCGCGTCTTTTCGTGCCATCGTTCCCGC